CTATGCCGCCCGCCGACGCGTGGACTTGCGCATGAATTCCTCGACCAGCTGCAACTGGTCTACGCCCACGTAGTGGTTGAAGGCCTCCTCGGTGCGGTGGCCGGTGGCCTGCATGATGAGGCGCGCCGGCACGCCCTGGTAGAGCTTGAGCGTAACGAAGGTCTTGCGCCCGATTTTGGTGGTCAGGTTTAGGCGCGTGAGGCCCACTAGGCGCTGCACCACCTTTAGAAACTCATTGGCCCGGTAGCATTCGGGCACCAGCAGGTCGAGCAGCGAGCGGTGCTCGTAGCGGTTGGCCAGGGCCACGGGCTTGAATAAGTCATCGTCGTAGAAGGGAATGTAAACCGTGACGTCGGTTTTCACCGTGTTATCGAGCACGATGATATTGCCGTGCACGTGCTGCCAGGCCACGCGGTCGGCGTCGCTGATGCGCAGGCCGGTGTAGCAGCACTGCAAAAACTTGTCGCGGGCTAGCTCCACGTGCGCTATCCAGGCCCCCACCGACGTGTCGCCCTGGTACTGGCCGGTGCTGCGGCCGAGCTCGGTGCGCAGCTCCAACAGGCGCTCACGTAGCGCCGGGTCGCCAAAATTGAGGTCGGCTATCTGGTGCAGCTCCTTCTGGCTGAGCGCGTCTACCCTGCCCCGCTTCTGGGTTACCGTGAACTTGCGGTAGTGCCGATGCACGGGCAAGTCGAGCTCACCCTCGGCCCAGGCCAAAAACGTCTTGAGCCGGGACACGTGCTTGCCGAAGGTATTGATGCTCTGGCCCAGCTCGTCGAGCAGGTAGGTGCGGAAGTCCTGGTAAAAGGCCAGGTCCATATTCTCCACGCGCAGGGCCAGGCCCCGCGCCTGCTCATACTGGAGCAGCCGCTGCATGGTGGCCAGCAGGCCGCGCTCGGTGGTCTTGGCCATCGGCCGGCCAGTGCTGCCGCGCGGGGTGTGCAGCTGCGCCTGTATCCACTGGCGCTGCAAACTTTCGAGGTCGGTGGCCTGGAGTGCCGGGGCGGCCGCAGCCTCGACTACGGGCGCGAGGCTCAGGGCCGCATCCACGGCGGCCTTTAGTTCTTCTTTGGGCAGTTTGCGGCCCTGCTTGCGGGCGGTTTCCAGGGCGGCCTCGGCGGCTTCGTGGGCGCGGTTGAGGCGCGGGTTCACGCTGGCATGGGGCGTACCGCGCTGGGCTTTTACCTGGTGGTTGTCCTCGTCCCAGTGCTCGGGCTTCACCACGGCCCCGGTGCCCAGGCGCAAGCGGTTGCCCTCCCAGGCAATGGTGAGTTGGATTTGGGCGGTGCCGTCGCTGGCCAGGCGGTCGAGGCGCAGCTGGCGGGTGATTTTCATAGAGCGAGATAAATAAAAGCAACTTCTTAACTTATAATGCCTGGTATATTAGGGAAATTGGCTAGGCTTTTAGGATACATCTGGTCCAAAGATTTCAGAATGGCAGCACCTGGTAGACCTTCTAATGGGTCGCGATAATTACTATTGAGCAAGTCGGATAAAGTATTTGTTGGAAAGCCTGCATTTGAAATACGAGTTATTATATCCTGCATAGTTCTATTAGAATGGGTAGAATTAGTAATAGATTCAGCGACACTTTCGAGCGCAACTTTCGCTTCCTGTGAAGTAGTCGGGTTCTGAATAACTGCCTCTAACTTTTGTATTTGCTCGTTTTTTTCTGCTTCGAGTTGCTTAAACTCCGATTCAGAGTTGATGATATAAGCACTCAATTCTTGCACGAAACTACTCATCTCGTCTGCACTGCCCGCCAGCCGATTTAGCATAAGCAATAAACTATTGGTCAATGGGTTATTGGAGAAGTTGGGGTAGCGAATCTTATGATCTACCTCACTCCAGCCCTCTTCAAAGATGGTGCGGACTTGAATTTCAAGGTGACGCTTCACCTTTGTTGGCGAGGTATCAATGATATAATGCACCGAGCGGTAGCCAGCTGGGTGTTGCTTCACCTCGCAGTTCAATTCACCGAACATTGTGAGAATTTCTGCTGCGTCTCCCTGCCGATAGTAGGCCGTAGGCTTTTCTTTTAAATCCCAAGTTCCGAGAATATAATTGTGAATGTGCTGCCAATCGCCTTTGAAGAGATGCAGCACCCTCACGCCCGCTAAGTCAGTGAGCTCTTGTTCGTAGGTCTCGATAGTGATAAGGCGGTCTTTGCGTTCTAACCGCTTTCTAACTATTTTCTCTATAAGATGCTCGGAATCTTTCACGCGATATCGTACCGAGTGAACACCGGGAGCTTTAAGAAACAGGTTAGTAGTATAAAGAGCGTCTTGCTCGTAACTAGCCGCTTTACTCAGAAAGTCTTGCTGAATAGCTTTCAATTCTTCTAATGTAATTCCGGCTTCCTCCAGCTTCTCAGGAATTAAATGATTAGCAACAGTCATTTTAATTGAGAGTTAAATGTGAATATCACTTTTAATTATCATCATTTTTTACCCAAGGTTCTTTGCTTAAATTCTCAATCAGGGATTTAGCTTTTATTACTAGTTCTTCAATTGCAGATTCGGTGGCAAGCACTTCTACTGCTGCTGCAAGAGACATCCCAAGCATTTGCATAATCATACATAAATTTTGTCTTTGCTTTAAAGCTAACTGCTCCTGTGTCTTAGGCAAACCATTAGGAGTAGTCATTCCAAGGGAGAATAAGGCTCCAAAGTATGTGCCATGCGCTATTTCAGAGCTATGCCTATAAATAGCTAAGAGCGCGAGATGGAATATAGACCCTATGCTTTTGCCATACCTATCATCTATACTTGCTATCTGCTCAGCTGTGGTTTCTGGAGTCCAAGATGTTATCTCCCGGCCTTTCTTGCTAGTAAATTCGTTAAGCGCTGCTTGTAGCTCGGGGCTAGGTGCCACTTCGCCTTGATACTCCAAGTTCCATACGTTTCCATTTATTTTAGATTCACGCTTCAAATCACGATATGCTTTTTGCATAGCATGTTGCCTAGCCCTTATGGCTATTATATTACCTTTTGCTAATATGAAGCATATATTGACCAGCGTTTCAAAAGCGGTACGGCTTAAGACAAAACAGTCACGCATTTTTCCATGCTGAGCAAGTTGGGCGATGGAACCACATGTATCTACAGCGGAGTATGCAAGCGGCAGAATTACTCCCCAATGCTCTTCAGTAGATTCATAGCTGATTTTGTAGGCCTGTTCAAATAATTCGGCTTGAGCGGTAAAAAACTTCCATAAATAGTGGGTTGTCTCGACTGAACCGAATTCCGCTCTTGGGTCTTGACTCATAGCTAAATATTTTTTTAGAGATGCTACTTAGCCCGATTATACCCGCCCACGTAGCAAGCTAATGATTTCTTCCTTAGCTGCTACCAGCTCGTTAGCCGAGTGCAGCGCGTGCTGGCAGATGCTGAGCTGCGCCGCCAGTTGGTGCGCAGCCCCTTTACCAATCTTGAGTTTGACGGTGTTGCCGATGCCGACCTGGTTGAAGACCCCGGCCTGCGTGACCGGCCCTAGGAAGTAGGTCGCGGGCACGCGCAGGTGCTGGGCCAACTGCTCCAGCTCAGAGAGGCGCGGGTCGCCGTGGCGGCACAGGGTGGTTAGCGTAGCTTCTGATAGGCCCATCTTTTCGGCTAATTGGGGCAGGGTGAGGTTGGCAGCCACCAGACACTGGGTGACCTTTTCTTCTAAGCTTGTGGACATAGCGTGCGCTTTGCAGCGCGTTGGTGTTGCCTAGTGAGAGGCAGAGCGAGGGTAAGCTGGTCTTAGGCAGAGCTAAGGGTGCACGTCGGTGAACGTGCCGCTGGTGATAGTAGTGTAAGGGGCCGGAGTGCTCCTAATTGAATTGTTGATTTTACCCGCGAACGTGCCCGAGTAGCCCCCGTTGCTCGTCGATGTAATGGTTCCGCTAGTCACGAAAAAGGAATAACCTATGGTATTGATGTCATTGGCCAAGCCAATGTCATACAAGGTATAAGTGTTACTCGTCGGCACGTTGGGCTTCACAAAATAGAGCCGTAGCGTTTCGGGGCCGGTGGCGGGCTCAGGAGTTGTGACAAGGTCAATGAATAGGTAATCAGTAGAGATACCGTTCGTAAGAACCGTGCTAGTAGAAGCCTTGGCTTGGCAGCTAATGGTGGCGTTGTCGAGCTTGTAGCTGCTAGTGGCCGTAGGGGCAGCCTCTTCTTTCTTCGAGCAGCCCAGGGTGCTCAGTAGCAGCCCGGTGGCAAGCAGTGGTGTGGCGAGTAGGCGTAGATTCATAGCGGGTGGGTAGAGTGGCTTAGCGGTTGAGGTGGGCTTGCACGTCGGTAGTCAGTGGACCCACGACCAGCACGGCATTGCGCAGGCGGGTTTCGGTGCAGTTGAAGAGACGGCACCAGTAGTTCACTTCATTGGTGGACTTGACGTTGATGCGCTTGGCATCGGCGGGAATGGATTGGAGCACAAAGAATAATAATAAGTTAGAAGTCGCTACCGGCAGCGGGCTTGCTCATGCCACTGGTGATGGAAGTGGTCATGTTGGTACCCGCGAAGGCTACTTCACGGCGAGTTGAACGCACAATGCCTTGCATTGCTCCCTTCTTGTCGGTTTTGAGATAGCCTTCAGCAGCCACTGGCTCGCTAGGGTTCAGGTTATACCGGCTAGGATAGTTCTGCACGCGGAAATCGGTAATGTCGTATTTATACCGACCTTCCTTTATCGCGATTTTTATGGTGTACCAAAGCCTTTCGTGTATTGGCAACCCCATTGCCATGACGATAATTTCTTGAAAGCCGGTGCCTTGGATAATGCCAGCCTCCTTATCCTCAGCCTGCACCACGTCTTTGGCCGACTTAAAGGTACTTGCAAACCAAAGTTTTGCACGGGCATAGAGCTCGGCTTGGCTAGCGCCGGGTACTTGCACCACTTCCGTGTACACTAGCTTCCCTGTAGTGGGGTCAAAAGGCAGGGGCTTTAGCGGCGTGGCACTAGCTAACACTTGCTGCACATCAGCCGGCAGCTCACTGGCACGCACTACGTACCCATTATCGCCTTTTTGGAGAATGGCCCAGCGCTTACCCAGCCGGCCCGATACGCGCACATTGGAATGGGCAGACAGCTTTGTAAAAGGCTTGCCGGCCGTGTCGGCCAGGGTGCGGTAAGCTGGTATTGACTCATTGCCAAGCTTGGCCGGGGCTTCTATCAAATACGTGTAGTCGGCCTGCGCCAAACAGGCGCTAGATACAAGGAGCAGGGGCAGGGCAAGGATGTTTTTCATAGTCAGTTAGGGCGGGTGTAGGTGCCACGCAGCAGGCTGATGGTTTTGGCTGCTACTGAGGGGGCAGCGGCGGCGCTAGGTCGCCTTTGCCGGCTTGGAAGTACTTATCCACTGCCTTGCTGGCTTGGCGATAGGTAATGCCCTTTTTGGCATACTTCTTATTTGCGGCCGCAATATTGGGGTACTCTGTTAGATTCCACCATTCTTGCTCGCTAAGGCTGTGCTCGCGCTTAATATCAGCCATATCACGCTCGAACTTGGCGTGGTCTTGCGTGTAAGGGCGGTCGAGGGCGAGTGGCTTCTTGCCTTGAAAGGCTGAGAGCCCTAGTAGTAAAGTGCCAGCTAGCAGGGTACGAAGAGTGGGAGTAGTCATTAGTTGGGGCGGGTGTAGGTACCACGAAGTAGGCTGATTTGATAGTTAGAAGTCGCTGCCGGCAGCGGGCTTACTCATACCACTAGTGATAGCTTTGGTCATGTTGGTGCCCGCGAAGGCTACTTCACGGCGAGCCGAGCGCGCAATGCTCAGCATTGCTCCCTTCTGGTCTGTTTTGATGTAGCCTTCAGCAGCTACTGGCTCCCCAGGGTTTATATTGTACTCGCTAGGGTAGTTCTGCACGCGAAAATTGGTGATGTCGTATTTATATCGACCTTCCTTTATCGCAATTTTTATGGTGTACCAAAGCTTTTCGCGCACTGGCAACCCCATTGACACGACGGTAATATCCTGAAAGCCGGTGCCCTGGATAATACCAGCTTCTTTATCCTCGGCCTGCACCACGTCTTTGGCCGACTTAAAAGTGTTTGCAAACCAAAGCTTTGCACGGGCATAGAGTTCGGCTTGGCTGGCACCGGGTACTTGCACCACTTCCGTGTACACTAGCTTTCCTGTGGTGGGGTCAAAAGGCAGGAGCTTTAGCGGCGTGGCACTGGCTACCGCTTGCTGCACGTCAGCCGGCAGTTCACTGGCACGCACTACATACTCATTGTCGCCCTTTTGCAGGATGACCCAGCGCTTACCCAGCCGGCCCGATACGCGCACATTGGAATGGGCAAACAGCTTTGTAAAAGGCTTGCCGGCCGTGTCGGCCAGGGTGCGGTAAGCTGGTATTGATTCGTTGCCGAGCTTGGCTGGTGCCTCTACTAAATATGTGTAGTCAGTTTGCGCCCAGCAAACGCTAGACACGAGGAGCATGGGTAGGGTAAGAATGCTTTTCATAGATTAAGTAGGGCGGGTATAGCTGGCGCGCAGCAAAGTAATCGTTTCATCTTTAGAGGCTACCAAGGCATTAGCTAAGGCTAATTCTCGCTTAAGAGACTCTACATCACGCTGGCAGGCAGCTAGGTCATAAGCTAGTTCTTGAGCTGGGGCTTTGCTGACTTTGATTTTTTGGGAATTGCTAGTACCAGCTTGGTTGAATTCTCCAATCTGGGTAGCACCGCTCACCACATTTGATGGTGCCGTATCCCCTAAGAAATATGACAGAGGCAGATTTAGTAGTGAGGCAGCTTTTTTCAGATATGATACCTCAAAACTGTCTTTTTTAAACAGTCTGTACAGGTTTGTCTCACTGACACCCATATAAGAAGCAGCATCAGAATTGGAGACACCAGCATCCTTGAGAGCCTTTTGCAAGATTTGACCTAATAATTCCAAAATAAATTTCCGTTTTTGGTACAACAAATTTGGAATACTCTACCATATTTGGTAGTTTCGCATCGTTATCCGGTGTAAATATGAAAAACACCGGCCAGATTTTCTAAAAAATCCGGTGTTTTTCCGCAACTGCGATGGAACCAAAGAACCGCCTCCGCGAAATATTCTTGGCTATTGGCATTGAGCTCATTCGGCCCACCGACCAGCTGCTGGCCGAGTGGGGCATGAGTGCCAACCGCTTCAACCAGCTCCTTAATAACAAGGGGCGGATAAGCATTACAGTCGCCGAGAGCAAAAGCCTCGAAAAATGGCTCAAGACCCACTTTTCGGGCGCGCATCAGTACCTGTTTGAGGAAGATATGCCGCCCCACGAGCGCATGGTGGCCGGCCAGCAGCAGGCGCTCGCGCTACGGTAATGGCCCTGCTCGACCTACTCACCCGCCAAGACCTGGAGCCCCTGCTGGCCAAGCTCGACGCGCTACTGGCCCTGCACGCGCAGGCCCCGGCCGTGCCCGCCGAGGAGCAGCTGCTGAGCGTGCTCGACGTGGTCAAGTATACCCACTTCGACCGCAAGACCGTGGAGCAGTGGGTGCGCAAGGGCCGCTACAACGCCAAAGGCAAGCGCGTGTACCTGCCCGTGCTCGAATACAACGGCCGCTGGCGCTTCAAGCGCGCCGACGTGGAGGCCTTCGGGCTGGGCATTGGGGTGCTCGCCCCTACTCTGCCCGGCGAGCCGCCCCAGGCCGTGAAGCCGGCCCCCAAAGCCAAGAAAGCCCCCGCGCCCGTGGCCTCTACCGAGGCGCTGCGCGTGGCCTAGTTCCGTCACCCATCCCCCTGCCTCATGGCCTACACCATTATTTACGCCTCGACCCAGGCCTGCGCGCCGGTGCTCGACCTGGCCCTGCGCCTGCGCGCCCAGGGCTACCAGCTGCGCACGCTGGGCCAGCTGCCCAAGCCCCTGCCGGCCCGTGTGGCCTCGCTGCGCCTGGAGCAGGCCGCCTTGCAGCAAATCGAGCGCACCATTTGCTGGGTGCTCAGCCAGTACGCCGAGGGGCTACGCCTGCCCGATGCCAGCCACGAGTGCGTCCTGCGCGACGATTTGGACGTCACGCGCTGGCAGCTGGCGGGCGTGGCGGCTACGCTCCAGGAGCTAGCCCTACCGTCGCTCCGCGCATGAGTACCCGCGGTTTCTGGTGGCGCGCCCGCCTGAGCGGCGCGGCCCTGCTCGCCGCGCTGGCCGCGGCTCTGAGCCTCACCTAGGGCTAGGGTGCCGCCCGGCCCCGCTACCCCTACTACCTCTACTTCCTTCTATCCCAACTATGTACCGTCCTGCCTTTGTGCCTAAGCTGCGCATCAACTACGATAAGACCTGGGCGCGCCTCACGCGCTTTTTTAAGCACCCCTCTCTGGTGCAGCCAGCGGCTACGCCAGCGCACCTACTGGAAGCGCTCGCGCCCCAGAAAACGATTAAGCGGCCACAACTCAAGGGCAATGTGTTTCACACGCTCAAGGAGATTGTGGCCATTTTTATGGCCGATTGGAACCGGGCCAAGGCCCCCATCCACGTGGCCATTCAGACCACGCGCGCCAGCTTGGCCAAGCGCTGCCGCAACCGCGACCCCAAGACGAGCTACCGCCACATCCTGGCGCTGGTGGAGGCCGGCTTCCTGCGGGCCAAAGTGCACGTGCGGGGCGGGATGCAGCTGCTTATCAATCCCGACCTCATCGCCTTCGACGCGGCGCCCGCCGTGCAGCAGGCCGTGCTCGCGCCCAGCTACCCCAGCGTACCCGCCGCGCCTGTCGTGTCGCCGGCTGAAGGGCTGGCGAGCTTGCTGGCCGCCGCTCAAAATTTAGCACAAAACGCCCGCCGCGCTACTTAAAAAACTCAAAGCGGGCATTATGGGCAGCTTTATACTCTGAGGCCATCCATAAATGCTATGAAGGATAGGAACGTCGGTTTTCGGACGACTTTTCCACACCGCCCTTGTCGATAAGCAGGGGCTAGCTGAAAAAAAAAGAAGGGGCGGGCCGCGGCGAGCGGCCCGCAGGTGCCTGGCCGGCCGCACGTTGCGGCTGGGTAGGGGCCGCTTTTGCCCAAAATTTCAAAAACCCACCAGATGGCCCCGACTCCCACCCCCGGCCTGAGTGCCAAAGCGGCCCGCGCGGCCGACAAACAAATCTCCCTGCTCAGCGTCATGGCCAAGCTCGGGCAGGTGCCCAGTGGCTGTGCGCCGGGCGGCAACTACTACTACACGTCGCCCTTGCGGCCGGAAGAGAAAACGCCCTCCTTCGTGGTGTGCGCCCCCAAAAACGTGTGGGTGGACTTCGGCGGCGTGCCCAAGCCCGGTAAGCGGGCCGACGGCGGCGACGTGCTGGAGCTGGTCATGCGCCTCACGGGCTTCGGCTTGCCCCTGGCCCGGCAAACCCTGCGCGCCTGGGCCTCCGACCTGGCCACCCCGCAGGAGCTGGCCTTGCCCCCGCTGCCGGCCGGCGAGACGCTCACCACCGGCCAGCTCACGTTTCGGGAGGTCCGCACCGAGCCGCTCGACTGGGATGTGCTCATTAAGTACCTCACCAGCCGGGGCATCGACTGGGGCCTGGTGCGCCAGAGCGAGCGCACCAAGGCCCACTTGCAACAGATTTTCTATCGCCTCGATAGCAAGCCCCGCGAGAAGCCCTACTTCGGCCTGGCCTGGAAGACCAGCGCCGGCTGGGAGGTGCGCAACCAGCGCTTCCAGGGCACCATCGGCGGCAAGGGGCTCACCTGGCTGCCGGGCCGCGAGCCGGGCGTGGCTGTGTTCGAGGGCTTCATGGACTACCTCTCGGCCCTGACGCACTACAAAGTGTCGTACTTCCGCTGCACGGTGCTCGTGCTCAACTCGGTGAGCCTGCTGGCCGAAGCCCTGCCGCAGTTACTGGAGGCCCCCGTGGTGCACTGGTACGGCGACAACGACCAGGCCGGCGAGCGGGCGCTGCGCCTGCTGCGCCAGGCCCTGCCGGCCGGCTGCGTGCAGGCCCACAACGAGCTCTACCGCGGCTACAAGGACTTCAACGACTTCCTGACCAAAACCCCGCCCACCAAGCCCCTGCCCCCCACGCGGGCCGAGCCCAGCAAGCTCAGCCAGACCGCCCGCTACTGGCTCTACGCCGTCTTTAACCGCCCCAAGCCCGGCACGCCGGCCGCAGCCGGCATTCCGCAGAAATGCAGCTTCTACTCCTGGAGCAACGACGCCTACGGGCTGGAGCAGCTGCGGGTGCTGCGCAACCGCCTCGGGCACCAGCTGGCCTACTACCGCCTCTGCGAGCGCACCCACGGCCGGCAGTACAAGATTTTAGAATGGGCCGGCACGCGCCAGCCAGTACCAGTAAAACCCAATGAGACTGCCCCATCTTGACCAAAAAATCTTGCTGAATTGGGGGGAGGCAGGCCAGCTAGCCGAGGCCATCACTGATATGCTGTGTGGCTGGCTGGAGTCCGGCACGCCCCAGCCTATGGAGTCGGTGCTCAGCATCGGGATACTCTATCGGGTGCGGGGCCGGCTGCTCGCCCGCCAGCGCCTCGAATACTTTCACCACGGCTCGCCACCCAAAAAGCCGTGGCGGCTCACGCTACGCTACGACGAGGTGGCGGCCCTAATGCTCATCCTGCCAACTGCGCCGCTTGCTGGTCAAGCCTGGGGCGAAATCCAGCGCGTGAGCCTGAGCCTCGACCGTTTCATTGACTTTGGCCAGCCATTAACCTGTCAAGTACAGGTCAGTAGAAAAAACTAGAAAAGGCGGGAATCTAACCCCTTCGACGTCCTTGAAAGCGCAGCCACGGGGGAGCTAGCTTCAAGTCACCTTCCCCGCTTCCCGTTTCATGCTGCACGTTTTCCCCGTTCCGGTTAAGCCCCACGTTCGCAAATACCTGCTCAGGCACCTAGGCGAGGGCTACAAGCTTAGCCAGCTCGACGCGATTGGGCGGCACCTGAAAATGCTGCTCCAGCTGAAGCCGGAAAAGAAGGAATGGGATAAGCACACCGGCCGCTATACGGCCACGTTCAGCGTGGGTGTAGAGGGTAATCTTATCTTACAGAAGCGCTTGCGAGCGCTTACCTCGAAGTCAATTATTGATTTTAACAACTTCGTGGAGGGCATCATCAAGACCGAATTCTACGGCATGGTGGCCAATTGCAGCACCTTCGAGCTAAGCCAATACAGCGCCATTCAGGCCTTCCGGGAGAAGTACGATTTTCAGGACGAGGACATGAGCCACGACACGCTTAAGAAAGCGTGGCAGCGCTACAAGAACCCAAAGAAGGCCCCCGCGCCCCCGGCGCAAAGCCTCGGAAATAGCCTAAATCTTGTTTCCGTTTGTCCCCTACCCCGGCAAGCGCTAGCCGCCTAAAAAAAGAAGCTGGCTTTACTCAAAAAGATGTTTCCGTTTGTCCCCTAGTTTTTCCCCATTTTCCGCATGCCTTCGCTAAGTGCTAACGACCCGCTGCCCCTGCTGGCCCCCCTCGGCCAGCCGGTGGGCGACAACCTGGGCGGCGTGCAGGAAGTGTACCTCTTGCCCCAGGCCGCGCTGCTGCGCTCGCCGGTGCGCAGCGGCTCGCGCATCGTGGGCAACCTGGCTTTGCGGCCCGGCGCCGTCTGGTATCCGCTGCGCGCCGTGCTCGACACGGCGGGCTTCGACGAGGCCTTCACCACCGACCGCAGCCAGGGCCTGCACGCCGGCCGGCTGCAAGGCACGATTGCCGAGGACACGCCCGAGCTGGCCCGCGCCCTGCTCCAGTACCGCAACGTGCGCCTGGTGGTGCTCTACCGCGACCGCAACGGCCAGCTCAAGCTCGCCGGCGACGCCACCAGCTGGTATCTGCTCAGCTACACCCTCGAAACCCAGCAGCTGGTGCCGGGCCGCAACGGCTACCAGGTGGAGCTAACGGGCAGCACCCGCCAGCCGGCGCTGTTCTATGCCGGCACCTTCCCGCTGGCCAGCGGCGGCACCGGCACCGGCCAGCAGCCGGGCGGCTCGGCCGTGGTGCGGGTGTTCGACTACCAGGGCAACCTCATGGCAGTGGGCAAGCCCGGCCAGGTCAACGTCACCATTATCAGCGGCTTTCACACGACCGTTACTATTAGCTAGCTGTTAGCTAGCAGGTTATTATACGTTATGTTCGCTCCTAGCCCCCAAGCAACGCCCGCCGATTTTGTCAAGAAGTGGACGCTACGCTTTGCAGACAATAATTTTCAGATTATCCGGGAGGCTACTTTCCGCGAGTTTGCGGCCGACGTAGCGCAGGTGTTTGGCGTGAGCGTAGCCAGCGTGCCCGAATATCAGCCTGGTATTACTTACCAGAAGGGCTTTCTGGTGCGCTATACCCCGGCCGGGAGCCAGGAGGCGTTTTACTACGCCCTGAACGCCGGCGTGCTCGCGGCCCCTGGCCCCGGCAACCTCATGGATTGGAAAGTGGTGCCGGGGCCGGTGGCGGCGACGGCCCTCTCGCAGTTCATCTCGCTGATGCAGGCGCAGGGCATTGAAGGCGCTGGCGTCGTGGCTGGGCGTCGGTACGCCATTGATATGGGGCTTAATGCGAACGGCAAGCAGCAATACCTCTACCTCGACGGGCTAGACCAATATTTTGATACTAGCCGCGGCACGCTGGAGGTGGAAGGCACGCGCACGGCAGTAGAAGCTATCGACCTCAACGCCGGCACCTGGACAGTAACCGGCGCGACCACCCCGCAGGGCGGCCCGCAAATCACGGCGCAGCTGCTGGGCTTCGATGCCGCTACCAACGAGTTCCTGGTACTGCTGAGCCCTAGCGCGCCTACCACCGTGGCCAGCTACGTGCTGGCTGAGTACACGGCCGGCACTACGCCTACCACCCCCACACCCGGCGCCGGCAACAACTACGTGGCCGCGGGTTATGTGACCGCGGGTTACGTTAATTAACTCCTTATTTATATGCACCTTACCTACCGAAAAGCACTCGGCCGCGAATTGACCCCTGACGAGGTTGACGCTAATTTTCGCTATTTGGCCGGCCCGCTGCCCATTGCGACCGGCAGCGGCTACGCCAGCTACGGCGACAGCATTACCGAAGTGCCCGACTTCCGCACTAAGGGCTACGCGCCACTCCTGGGCGCGCTCGTGGGCGGCACCTACAACAACCGCGGTTTCCAGGGCACCACTATCTGGCACGGGCTGACGGCCATCTACACCAACGCCGACCTGGTGCCCGCCCGCACGGCCCTGGCCTCGCTGGGCTTTGGCGTCAACGACTGGCGCAGCTACCAGAACCCCGGCGATAACGCCTACTTCATGCGCGCCCTGCGCCTAGTGCTGGAGCTCGCTTTTGCCCGCGAGGTAATGGAGGCCAGCAACACGAGCATTAGCTACTCGGCCGGTTGGTCGGCCAGCAGCTTCAACCCCGGCACGCAGGTACGCAGTGGCAACACCGTGCTGCACGCCAGCGGCAACGAGGTGGCCAACATCACGGTCGAGGACAGCGACAACTGCACCGTAGTGCTCTACACCAGCAACGACCCCTTCCAGACCGACACGGTAAATATCTACGTCGATGGCACGCTCTACACGACGGTAAACCCGAAAGCCCTGGTGCCCCCGGCCGGCGCGGGTTCGGTACCCGTGTTTCTGCGTTGGAAGCGCAAGGGCAGCACGCAAGTCCGCGTCGAGAACGGCAACGCCAGCCTCAACACGTTCCTCGACTACGTGGTGGTGCGCCGGCCGACCAACGTAGAAAGCGCCCCGTTCCTCGTATTTGCGGCTACCAACGTGGCCGACAGCGAGCGCAACAACCTGAGCCAAAGCCAGTGGGATGCCCTCAACGAGCGCACCCGTAAGGTGGTGCAGCAGTACCAGCGCGAAGGCTACCCCGTGCGCTGGGTGGACCTGAACGTGGAGTACGACTATACCGTGCCCGCCACCAAGGACGGGGTACACCCCACGGCGCTAACCCACCGCGCCGTGCTGCTTTACAACGTGCTCAGCACCATAACTATTCTGTAAGTAATGGCGCTCACTCTCACGCCCTTACCGGCCAGCGCCAGCATTGCCAGCCGCATTCTGCGCCTACCGGCCAGCGCCGCCAATAAAACGCTCTGCTTGCTCGACGCGGCCGGCCGGCCGGTGCCGCTTGAGTACCTGGCCAACGACGAGCGTATCAACCAGCTGCGCAAACCAGGCTTCGCACTGGAGCTACTCAACGGCAGCCTGGGCCTGGTTCAAACGAAAGCCAACAAGCAGCTGCCGCCCGCGGTGGGCGTGGGCGGCATCGACTACGCCACGGGGGCGGTCTTTAACCAGGCTGAACTGGTTTATTCAGACTTTATCCCCATTGAGGCCGCCGCTACCCTCACCTTCTTACCTAGCAGTAGCCTGCAATATGCCGCCTTTTACGATGGGTCAAAAAACTACCTTGCCTCGGTAAATGACTGGCTGTTTTTTAACAACGATACCACGCCGCCCAATGCGGCGTACATGCGGGTTGCGGCCGACGCGCCAACTAAACGACTTACGGGCGTTAAGTACCACCTTGTTACCTACACGATGGGGCAACTGCCCTACGTGCGGAGTATCAATTACGTCAAGCCCGACGCCAACGGAAACGTAGTCTATACCGATGCAACGGCTAACCCGCAGGTAGTAACGACGACGGTGCTGCACTTCGATAAAAACTACGTGCACGCGCCAATTTCAAGCGGCACGTTTACCGTGGACACTACCGGCCTAGTGGTGGGTAAGGAAGTAGTAGCCTACCTGACCGCTACGGCCGGCGACCCAGCCGCTGGGCTGCCGGCCGCCACCTTCCAGCTGCTGAGTGGGGCCTACAAGGCCGGCACCGAACTCATGTACACCTTTCGGGTGGGCGGCAACGGCAAGATTCAGTACGTAATCACCGAGCTACCCTAATGAGTGCGTTCTGGCAAGCCCTACTTATAGCGAGCCGGCACGTAGTGCCGGCCGGCCCGCTGCGCGCCCTGGCCTATGACGACCAGGATTTTACGTTTTTCACCTACGCCGGCACCTGGTACTACTACCAGGGCACCGGCTGGCCGGGCGGCGCGGCCAACAACACGGTAACCTACCGGGGGGCCGTGGTGCCCACCGAGCCTACCCCCACCGCCGATACGAAAATCATTCTGTTTATGGGCACGCCCGAGGAAGGCATCGATTTTCTGGGCTCATCGGAGGACGACGGTAAAATGGACTTTTTTATCCGCGCCCTGGATAGTCGTACCAACAGCGGCTGGGTGCAATTTGGAGCGGGCATCGGCAGCTACTGCTATCTATACCAGTGGCAAACGACTGGCCGGCAGGATGATAACTTAGGCAATACGCTTAACTACTACGTCACTTACCAGGGCCAAAACCTGTACTCACACCTGGCCACGCCCGGCCTGATTCAGCTACGCGGCCTGCCGGCCGGCCGCTACCAGTTCCGCGAGCAGAAAACCGCCAATACCACCGACCCCAACGCCAACGGCAACCGGGCCACCTACCGCGACGGGGCTATTGTCTACACCCGCCACCCAACCTTTTTGTAATATGCTACTTACCCCGCAATTACCCAATCTTGCGCTCGACGTGGTAGACGTGGAGCTTGGCGCCCATACCATCGTGCGCCAGCGCGCCCGGCCCCGTAAGCTGGAGGTAGAATTTTTAGATAACGGGTGCCGCACCGTGCGCCTCTGGTTTAAGCGTCAGCAATTTGCTTGCAACGCTGATGGTTCATTTGGCGACGAGCTGCCGGCCGCCAACGCCAACACCAGCGACGTGCTCATTACCGCCGATAGCACGTGCGCCGTAGACCCCACCGGCACGCCGGCCGGCCGGCCGCGCTACCGGCTGCAATCGGCCGGCGTGCCGGCCTTGCAGCTGCCGGGCACGGCCCGCAACCTAGCCACCGGCGAGCTCGAAACGTTCGAGCCCGGCCAGAGCTGGGAGCAGTGGCTCGACGCCAAGCCCGAGCCGCTGATGTTGCAAGACCGCTTTTTTGGCGTAGTCTGCGCCACCGAGCAGGTAAACATTAACGACCTGGTGCAGGACTACGGCCAGCTGGCCGACGCTGCCCCCAGCGCCTTCGCATGAAATTCTTTTTTCCCAGCTGGTGGCTGCTGGTACCGCTAGTCGCTATGCTGCTAGGCCTGGCCTGGCCTGGAAAATCCTAAAGCCGCGCCCCTGAGCACCGAGCCCCGCCCCCCAGGCGGGGCTTTTTCGTGTCCTTTTTTCGGGTGCACTAGCGCGGGAATTTTGAGCCACAAACCCTATCAACGTGGCCGATATTCAACTGCTATCCCAAGTCCTACGTGGTCTATGGCTCATGGAGCTGGGCCAGGCGCAGGGCTACCTACCGCTGGTGCACCAGCTGCAAGCCGGCAATTTCGAGGCCGCGGGCAGCTTCTTCAAAAATAAGAAGAAGGAAAACGCCCCCTACGCCGTGGCCCTGAGCCTGGAGCCGGGCGCGAAGGTGCACAAAACGGACAAGTACAGCAGTTTTGACGAGGCCCCCCAGGGCAGCGTGGCCGTGATTCCGGTGGTGGGCCCCATGATGCAGCAGGACTTTTGCGGCTCGCTGGGCACGCAAACCCTGGGCCGGCTCACCGAGGAGGCCGACGCCCACCCCAACATTGTCGGGCACGTGTTCGTGTTCGACACGCCGGGCGGCACCGTGGCCGGCACCGAGCGCTTCAGCAACATTATCACGGGCACGCAAAAGCCGGCCGTGGGCTACGTGCAGGGCATGATATGCAGCGCCGGCGTATGGGCGGGCTGCGGGCTCAACCACATCGTGATGGGCGGGCAAACCACGCAGATGGGCAGCATCGGCACCATGCTCCAGTACATGGATTCGAGCAAGGCAGATAAGAAGCGCGGCTTCGTGCAGAAGATGGTGCGGGCCGATGCCAGCTACGATAAAAACGAGGCATTTGTGCAGCTGCTGGCCGGCAACGACCAGCCGATTAAAGACCAAATGCTCAACCCGATTAACGAGGTATTCCTGAATGCCGTGCGCACCAACCGCGCCGGCAAGCTGCCCACGGGCGAGGGTGCCGAGAACGTGCTCAGCGGCAAGGTGTACCTGGCTGCCGACGCCGTGAAACATGGCCTGGCTGACTCGATAGGCTCCTTTCAGGATGCCGTGCAGCTGGCCCTCAAACTGGCTTCAGACCCGGAAAAACCGGCTCCCCCTAGCAATTCTCCCAAATCCAACTCAACCATGACGTTAAAAGAAAAATGGGGCGCCCTGCTCGCCCTGGCCGGCATCAAGTCGGAAGCCGCCGCCAGCACGCCCCTGACTGAGGCCAACCTGGAGGCCCTCAACACCAAGGCCCAGGAGCAAGCTGACCAGCTGCTTGCGGCCAACGAGCTGGTGGCCACGCTCACCACCGAGCGCGACGGCGAGCGTGAGAAAATCAAGGCCAAGGAAACCGAGCTGGCCACGGCCACCGAGAACCTGACCAAAGCCACCACCGACCTGACTGCGGCCACCACCGACCTGACCAAAGCCAACGACCGCGTGACGGCTCTGGAGGCGCAGGTGAAAACCCTGGGCGCGCAGCCCGGCGCGATGCCCACCCAGCCCCTTGACCCCAACGCTCAGGACAAACTCACGCCCCCGGTCGCCAAGCCGGTTGTAGACCCCAACGCTGCTCACAATAAGTACGCAGCGCAGTTTTTTGGCAAATAAGCTATTCATTATTAGTTGATTAACCGCAAGTATTTACACTTACTATTTATTATTTTATCTCGCTATCATGGCAACAACCGTTAACCCCAGCGCTTCCGAAATCGCCCTCGAACTAGGCGATTACTTCCGCGTTAACAACCGCGAAATCCGCGCCCAGGTCTACAAGAAGTCGGTAACGGCCGGCTACATGCGCACCATCGTGGCCGTGCAGGGCAAGTTTCCGGCCCTCAACAGCATCACCGGCCGCGTGGTGCAGGGCTTCACCGCCGCCTGGACGCCGATGGGCCTGACCGAGTTCACGGTCAACGACCTGCAAGCCTACAAGCAGAAAATCAACTTCCCCATCACGCCGGCGACCATCCTCAACAGCTGGATTTCTTACCTCTACAACGAGGATAAGACGCCCGACCAGATGAGCATTTCGCAGTACATCGTGCAGGAGGAGCTACTGCCCGCGATTGCCCGCGACCGCGAGGATTTGATTGGTAAGTCGGTGTACGACAAGACCAAGCTTAACCAGTTCGGCCACTCGATGAACGGCATTCAGGAAATGGTGCGCCTGGGCGTGGCCGATGGCTCGATGTTCCAGGTTCCGATTGCGGTGCCCACCCTGAGCAACATGTGCGAGAACATCGACAACTTCGAGCTGGGCCTGCCCGAAGCGATTAAGCCGCTGCTCACGCGCATCTACATGCCCAGCAACCTGGTGGAGGCCTACCGCCTCGACTACCGCGCTAAGTACGGTGTGATGCCCACCTACACGGACGGCCAGGGCATGAAAACCTTCCTGGGCCAGCGCGACCTCATTCCGCTGCCCTCGCTCAATGGCACCCAGGTAATTTTCGCCACCCCCAACGAAAACTTCCTGCGCCTCATTGACATCAACGACGCCAACGTGCTCAATGACGTGCAGGTACTGGACTACATCGTGAAGATTTTCGGTGAGTTCTGGGAGGGCGTAGGCTTCTGGAGCAACCAGCTGGTGGTGGTAGCCGTGCCGGGTGGCCTGCACAAGGGCCTGGGCCAGGGCATTGACGCCACTGCCGACCAGGCGCTGACCGAGAAGTACTTCGGCTCGGAAGGCCCCACGCTGGTTTAGCCTGCCAGGCTGTAGCCAAAAAGCCGGCCTCCACTTCGGTGGGGGCCGGCTTTGAGGGTGCCAAGCATTTATAATTTATTCATTATCACTACCGTGGATACGCAAGATTTAACCCATTTGTCGGGCAGCGACAACACGCCCGGCCTTCAGCAGAAGCTGTACTACACCACGCTGGAGAACATCGTAGAAATGCCCAAAACGGTCATTGACGACTCGGCCAGCCCCACCGGCAGCTTTGCCGACCTGGTGACCATCATGGACGACATCGTGGTGATAAAGCCCCTGAGCTTCATTTACGTGACGCTGGAGGAGGGCGAACTCAAGCACGTGGGCCAGGGCGAAACCGATTCGATGAGCTTCAAAAACTCGCTCGAATTTGCCCACCCCGGCAGCAAGGGCGAGGTGCTGGGCTTTGCCCAGTGGGCCAAGAACAACAACATGATTTTCTTCCCCGCTGAGGTGGACGGCCAGTTGCGCATCCTGGGCAACCGGGCCTACCCGGCCAAACTGGAGAGCGCCCCCGGCTCGACCGATAAGAAGGCTGCTGGAGCTAAGAAAAGCACCTTCGTTTTCCAATCGAGCCGCAAAGGCCCCGCGCCCATTTTCAAGGGCAACGTGATGGTGCAGGGCGCCAACGGTGGCCCGAACGTGAAGCAGGAGTTGGATTTGGAGTTGGTGTAAGGTAAAAAAGTAAGGTATAGAAAGTGGAAATTCAGAAAAGCCCCGGCCCTTGGTCGGGGCCTTTTTTCTGCCCTTACGTGTCCTTTTTCCGGCAATTGTAGGTGGGGAGCTTTGTAGAGAACCTTACCCACTTCCGAATGCCCACGCTGAGCAAAGCCCTCAAAAAGAACCTGGCCCTCATGGCCAGCAAGCTGCCCGAAACCACCGAGACGTTCCGCGAGAAGGTCATGGGCGCGCAGCTGCTCAAGGAGAACATCACGCACCTGCCCGATAAGACCAAGGTGTTACCCAACCTGCTCTACCGTCGTGGGGCCCAGCGCCCGGTCAACCACGCCCGGCGGCTGTGCGCCGCCTTTGAGGAGCGCGGCCGGGCCGGCGTGCTGGCCTACTGCACGCCCTACATCGAGTCGGAACACCTGGCCCTATTCTCTGCCAAGCTGAGCGAGCTGGTGCCGGCGTAGTGGACGACCTCGACCTCAGCGACGATTTCTACGACGGCCTGCTCGATGTGCTCTACTGGTGCTTCTGGCCCAAACGGCCGTGGCAGTGGCTGCTCTACTTCGTGCTGGTCGCGCTGCTAACCTATTTGAGAAACAAGTAATGAGCAGTCAGGACATTGCGGAAATGCTGGACAGCCTGCGCAGCACGCAAAACGACGTGATAAATCGGGCTCACTGGCTCCTTAAACAAAGCGAGTCACAGTACGATGGCACCAGGCTGGCCAAGGTCATGCGCAAAGCGCTGAAGGCCACCAAATGTATCGAGAAGGCCCAGCGAGAAATCAAGCGCGGCTATTACAACAAGCATTGACATGAACCTGGTGCTTCAAAAGCCTAACAGTTTCTGCTGTGGCCAGTGCTGCGTGGCAATGGTGGCCGGCATCAAGCTCAAGGCCAGCTACAAGGTTTTCGGCACCAGGGGCTGCACCACCACCAAGTCGGTGCGCCGGGCGCTGGAGAAGCTAGGCTACCAGGTGAACGAGCGATTGAAAACCTTCCGCAAGGAGGAGGGCCTACCCAGCCCCTGTATGCTGGCGCTGCGATTTCCAAAAGAAGTACAGAGTTCCGGGCATTGGGTAGTGTACGACAACGGCCTGATTTACTGCCCTTCGCTGGGCATCTATCCCTACACTGAATTAAGCACCCGCCCCGGCGTGAAGTGCACATCTTACTTAGGCTTTACCGCAAAATGAGTATTCAGGAATGGCTCGATGGGCCGCAAGAGTATGCCGCTGGCCTGCTGCTCTACCAGCAGCTGGGTGAGAATAACCACCTGAAGCGCACGCTCGGCCACGGCCCTAACGCCTACAACACATCGTGCCTGCGCGAGGAGCTGGTGAAGCTGGCTAAGGCCGGCAAGGGCCAGGCCGTCGTGCAGCTGGTGCCGGTGGCCACTGCGGCGGCCGTCGCGCAGCTGGTGCCTGCTGCTCAGCCAGCCCCGGCCCCCGCGATTGCCGGCGCAGCGGCGCCCACGTCGGCAATCGAGCAGCTGCTGGCCGACCTCGATACCCAGTGGAAACCGCTGTACAAGGAGGCCAGCTTTCTGCAAAGCCAGCTGGAGCACGCCAAGGACAACCAGCAGCGCGGCACCTGGGCGCACCAGGTGCTCGACCTCATGGATAAGGTGCAGGAGCACTGGGACGCCTGCGATTACGTGCGTGAGCATGGCCAGCTGCCCCCGGTGCCGGTGGTTGCGCCCCCGGCTGTGCTCGACCTCACCGACCGCGCCGCCGTCGAGCAGCACCGCAACAACCTGCGCAGCCAAATCAGCAAGCAAAAGCGCAATGCCAAGCGCGCCGTGGAGGTCGAGGCCTGGCGCGCTGAAGTAATGCAGTTATCGGAGCTACTTAAAACTTTATAACTATCACTATGAGCTTATTTTATCTATCGTTAGTGGTGCTGATTAGTTGCCTATTGGGCGGCGTGCTGGCCTACATGGCCACCCGCCGCAGCTACCGCGACCAGCTGCACGCGGCCCAGGCCGATGCGGCCCAGGGCTGGGCCGCATACCGGGAAGTGCTGGAGAAGGCTGCCCGCTGGAAGCGGAATTACTACACCTTACAAGGCCGGGCGTAGTGGAAAATCAATTTAAACCCGGCCAGCGCGCCCTGGTGGTGGGCAAGCACCCGCACGCCGGCCGCTTCGTGACGCTGGTTTCCTACGGCCCCTACGGGCTGGAGCAGCTGGGCCTGGTGGGCTGGCTGGCACGGGCCGATGACAGCGACGGCTTCTACTGCAAGGTGGAAAACCTGGTTGAACTCGACGTGTCGGCCCCGTTCGAGGTGGGCCTCAAGCCTGCGAAGGAAAAGAAAGCTAAGAAGGTGCAGGCAGTCGAGGTAGTGGAGGCAGTCGAGGAGCCCACCAGCACGGCCTTGGCGCCCACCGTGAGCCCGCCCCGTAAGGAAACCACGCTCGACAAGCTGCGCGCCTACTACAAGTCGGCTGACACCACCAACCCGGTGGTGCTCAGCAAGCACTGCCAGGAGGTGCTCAAGCGCCTGGAAGCCGCCTGGAGCCTGGTGCTCGACAAGAAGCCCCAGGAGAAAACCGTCACCAAGCTCATGCGGCTATTCGACCTCAGCCGGCCCCAGGCCTACCGCGACATCGAGGATTGCAAAATCCTGTTTGGCGACGTGGTGAAGTCGAACCGCGCGGCCGACCGCTACCTGCTCACGGAGATGGCACTGGAAACCTACGCCCTGTCGAAAAAGGCCGGCGAGTTCAAGGAGATGAATAAGGCGGTCGATAACCTCATCAAAATCACCGGCGTGCAGAAGGACGACGCCAACATTCCCGACGCTGAGGCCTTGCAGCCCAGCAACTACGTGCTGGAGTTGAAAAACAACAGCGGCAAGGAGCTGACCCTGAACCTGGAAACCATTGCCCAGCTGCCGGCCCACGAATACGAGGAGGTTATGGACATCATTCAGGCCTCGGGCACTACCGAGCTGGAGATGCTGCAAAAGATAATGGAGGCCGCCCGTGGAACAGTCGAATAAATTCCCCACCAAACCGCTGAGTTTGAACGTGCCGCAGCTTCGTTTTGCGGCCACCCAGCCCAAAGAAAGCGTGCAGATATGGGGCCGGGCCACCGGCAAGTCCACCATTATCGCCTGGCTCATGCACATGGTGGTAAAAACCATGCCCAGGGCCGCGTGGACTATCACGGGCGCCACTTACCAGGCTATTCTCACGCGCACGCTGCCCTCGACCCGTGCAAGCCTGGAGCGCCTGGGCTACCACCACGGCGTGCACTACTTCATCGGCAAGAAGCCCAGCGCCGCCTACGGCTTCGCGGAGCCCTACCAGCCGCCGTTTAAGTACGACAACGCCATTATTTTCCGTAATGGCACGCTGTTCCACCTGGTGAGCCAGGACAAGGGCGGCGGCTCAGCTCGGGGCCTCAACACGGACGGCGCTATCTGTGACGAGTCGCTGCTGCTCGACAAAAACAAGTTTGACCAGGAGGTGAGCACCACCATCCGGGGCAACTACCAGTATTTCGAGAAGTGCCGGCTGCACGGCGGCGTGCACCACTTCACCAGTATGCCCTACGGGGCCAGCTGGCTGCTCAATGCCGGCGAGTATTACGAGCGCGACGGCAACGACATCAAGCTGGCCAGGGCCAAGCTCATCGAGTTGCAGCTGGCCTTTATTGACGAGAAAGACCCCCGCCAGCGCCTGAAGCTGTGGCCGGACATCGACGCGCTGAACAAGCGGATTCGCTACTACCCGGACAAAAACGGATTTCTGTATTCGGAGGCCAACGTATTCGATAACCTCACGAATATCAAGCTGAAGTACCTGGAGGCCGAGCGCCGTAAGCTCACTGATTACGTCTACCAGGTGGAGGTGCTCAACCTGCGCACCGATAAGGTGGAGGGCGGCTTTTACGCCAACCTCGACCCGGCCGTGCACACCTACACGTCGTTCGACAACGACTACCTCAAAACGCTGGCCCTCGATACCAACTACCAGGTGAAGCTGGAGGAGGCCACCAGCTTGCAGGATTCGGACTGCAAAAGCAACATGCCCCTGCGCATTGCCGTGGACTGGGGCGCAAAAATTACCTGCATGACCGTGGCCCAGCAGCAGCTTCAGCAGCTTAACCTGCTGAAGGACTTGTATGTGAAGGCCCCGCTCATCCTCGACGACCTGGCCAAGGAGTTTTGCCGCTACTACACCCCCCACCTCTGCAAGGAGGTTTACTTTCACTACGACCACACCGGCAACAGCCGCCAGGCCAACAGTGACTTAACCTATGCCGAGCAGTTCGCCAAGATTCTGCGCAACAACGGCTGGAAGGTCTACCTGGTCAGCAAGGGCGCGGCCCCCGAGCACAAGGACAAATACCTGCTTATTTCGCGCCTGCTCAAGGAATTAGACCCCCGCCACCCGCGCCTGCGCTTCAACAAGCACAACTGCAAGCACCTGCTGCTGAGCATGAGCCTGGCCCCGGTCACGGAAGTGATGGGCGTGGTGAAGAAAAACAAGAACAGCGAGCGCAGCACCACCGTGCCGGCCGAGCAGGCTACCCACCTGAGCGATACGTTCGACATTCTGGTGTGGGGCCTCTACCAGCACCTGCTCAGCTCGATGCCGACGTTTACCGACAACCTGTATCGGAAATAATTGCCACGTGCACGTGCACGCCCAAAAGCCCGGCCCCCACCAGCCGGGCTTTTTTGGGCCCAAAACGCTAAAAAAACCGTCTCAAAAATGCCCCCGGCGCGGGCTGGCAAGCGGCCCTATACCAGCGATTTAGCTTGCGCCGGCGTTTTAAAACGTCTCTTTTTTCACCAGAACACCCTGTCACGCGCTGAGGACGACCGGCAATCCGACCGGCAACTTTTTAGCATATATGACAGGGGGGGTAGGCCACCTCGGCCGAGGTCGTGCAGCACGTTGTGAGGCACGGGCAGGGGGGTAGGTGGGCCTGGTGCTGCTTGCCTGGGCAAGGCCAGGCAGCTAGGCCAGCACGTGCCCACCAAGGGGCTGTTTCGTGTCCTTTTTTAGGGTGCTTTAGCAGGGGAATTTTGAGCTACTACTAGGCTCATCCTTATGCAACTCATAACCCTGGCCGAGGTACTGCACGCGCTCAACAGCACGGCCGACCCTTGCACCCTCACTTTCTCGACGGCCGACCGCCAGCGCCGCACGGGTGGCGAGCTGGTCACGCTGGAGGGCTGTGTCAAGACGGGCGTGGATAAGGAGCCCAGGGCCACGGTGCCCACTGGCCAGCAGCCCGCCGCTCAGCAGCGCGGCCTCAAGCGCCGGCCCAACCACCGCGCCCATCAAACCATCAACCTCACCATCCTGAGCAGCGCCAAGGTGCGCACCGTGCACGTGCGGCTCATCACAGAATTCAACGGTAAAAAAGTACGCTGGTAATGAGTGACATTCTATTCAACGGGGCGGCCAGTGTGGCCTACCTGCGCAAGCTAGGCGCGGCCGTCAGCCTGGGCACGTCTGTACTAGGGGCCCCCACTGCTCAGCCTGGTGCTACCCCCAGCGTGCCCTACCAGCATGACCTGCGCACGGGCCTGGGCCCCATTGCCCGGTGGGGGGCCAACAACCTGTTTCCCCAGGAGGTGCTGGCCGACCTGCGCGAGAACACCATCCTGCTGCCCGGCCTGGAGTGGAAGGCCCGCGCCCTGTATGGCGGGGGGCTCATGTACGGCTCGCTGGTCTACGACGACAACGGCGTGGAAACCTTCAAGCCCCTGAAGCTGCCCCAGGTCGAGCAGTTTATCCAGCGCAACCTGCTCCACAAGTGGGCCCAGGGCACGGCCCTCGACATCGTGACCTTTTACAGCGCTTTTCCCGAGCTGATACTCAGCAAGGACAAAAGCCAGATAACCAACATCACGCGCCAAAAAGCGCCGCATTGCCGCTGGTCGAGCCAGAACCCGCAAACCGGCTTTGTCGAGTGGTGCTACCTCAACGCCAACTGGCAGCGCTGGGCGGGCGAAAATGACCCCTACACCATCAAGGTGCCGGCCATTGTGCCCTCTTTCGACCTGCTGGAGTCCCTGCGCAACGACCCACGGGGCCACAAGTTCATTTACCCGCTGAGCTATCCGAGCTTAGACGAAACCTTCTACCCGCTGGCCACCTGGAACGTGGCCCGGCTCTCGCGCTGGCTGAAGGTGGCCCAAAGCATTCCCGAGTTCAAGCAGGCCCTGTTTGAGAACCAGATAACGCTCAAATACCTCATCGAGGTGAGCACCTGGTGGTGGAAGTGGAAGTACGGCGAAGAATGGGACAGCAAGCCCGTGGAGGAGCGCCAAAAGCTGATGAATGAGGAACTGGAGCGATTCGAGAACTTCATGGTGGGCAACCAATCGGCCGGCAACTCGCTCATGGTCACTTTTCACTCCGACCCGCTGAACGGCAAGGAGTACGCGGGCTGGAAAATCACGCCCATCGACAACAAAATCAAGGATGGCATCTACGTGGAGGATTCGCAGGAGGCCTCGCTGCACCTGTACAGCGCCCTCGACATCGACCCCACCCTGCGCGGCATCACGCCGGGCAAAAGCATGGGCGGCGGCTCAGGCAGCGATAAGCGCGTGGCCTTCAATATGTACATCAGCCTTCAGCAGTCTTTTCAGGACATTCTGGTGGAGGTGCTGAGCTTCATCTGCGCCTACAACGGCTGGACGGATAAGGACGGCCTGCCCCTGGTGTGGCGCTTCCGCAATGCCCTCATTACCACCCTCGACCAGGGCAGCGAGATGAAAAAGCCCACCGATACGCCCCCGCCCAGCAAATGAGCACCTTAATCACAACCATTCAGGAGTTTACGGCCGGCGTGCCGGTCAACGTCACCAGCGACATCACGCTGCTGCTGCCCCCGGTGGCGACGGCCGAGCGCAAGCACCTGGTGCCGCTGCTGGGCCGGGCCATGTACAAGGAGCTGCTCGACGCGTACCAGGCCAACAACCTGAGCACCGAGCAGGCCGAGCTGCTCCAGCTGGTGCAGGTGGCGCTGGCCAACCTGGCCTACTCGTCCTACATAACCGTGGCCCAGCTGCAACTCAGCAACACCGGCATCACGGTCACCAGCGACCCCAACAACCGCACGGCCTTTCAGTGGCAGATTAACGACCTGCGCGCCCAGCTGACCGAAACCGGCTACGCGGCCCTTGATGAGGTGCTCGACTACCTGGAGGAACACAAAACCGACTTCCCGACCTGGGCGCAGTCGGACGCCTACACCTACAACAAGGGCCTGCTGCTCAACAACGCGGCCGACTTCAGCCGCTACTACAACATCGGCGGCTCGCGCCGCACCTTCCTGGCCCTGGTGGCCATTATCGGCCGCGAGGAAGTCTTTGCCCTGGAGCCGGTGCTGAGCCCGGCGTTCTGCGCGGCCCTGCGCACCGAAATCCAGACCGGCACCGTGAGCGCGGCCACCCAGGACGTGCTGCGGCTGCTGCACCCAGCCCTGGCCAACCTGACCATGAGCCAGGCCATTGGTGAGCTAAGCTTCAGCCTCAACGGCGGCGCGCTGGAGCTACAGGTGTACCGGGCCGATAATTCCAACGGTAAGGAGTCCGACCCCGGCCTGACCGAGCTGCTGAGCCTCAAGCGCAGCCAGGCCCTCGACAACGGCCGCGAGTACCTGCGCAAGCTGGTCACTTTCCTCAACGCCAAGGCCTCGGCCACCCTCTACCCGGACTACTTCACCAGCGACCGCTACGTGGCCCCCACGCCGGCCCCTGACCCCCACGCCCCGCCCGGCCCCCGGCGTCGGGTTTACGGGGCCTGCTAATTCATTATAGCTATGCGTTTACTTCTATCACTATGCCTTGCTGCGTTCAACCTGAGCGCGAAAACGATTCTCTCGCTGCGCTGGGCCCTGATGCTGACGCCGGTGCTGGTCGTAGTTGAAAAGTACCTGTTTAAGGACTGGCATTTTCTGGGCTCGCTCTGCGTGCTCATCATGGTGGATACGGTTTTCGGCGTGCAGCACCATTGGGTTAAGCACAGCATCAGCAGCCGGGCATTCAGCCGCCTGTTCACCAAGTGCACCATCTACCTGGGCCTGCTGGTGCTCACCCACCAGCTCACGACGTTCGAGATAGACGGCGTGCCCAACCAGGTCTTTACCTGGTTCGACACCTTCATGTATTCGTGCATGATGGCCCGCGAGGCCGTCAGCATTTTGGAGCACATGTCGGGCGTGGCGCCGGGCCTGGTGCCGAAAGGCCTGCTCAAGCGCCTCAAGCTGATTTCCAGCGAGGGTATCGAGGCCGGCCTCAACGCCATGCCGGTGGCCCAGCACTCGGCCGCCCCCCTCAACCTGGCCCCCGTGGCCCCGGTGGCCCCGCCTGAGCTGGCCCAGCCTGACGTGGCCAGCCCCGAACCCGCTTCACTTACCCCCTCTATTTTATGAGAAAGCTATTCCTAGTTGGTTTAGCGGCGCACGTGCTGCTGCTCGGCTGCGCCACCACCCGCAACCTACCGCCCACGCCGGCCCCGCCGCCCGCCGTCGAGTTCGAGGCCATGCCCGACTCGCTGCCCTTCGTACTGGTTAAGCCAAAGGCCAGTTTCATCGACCAGGTGCTGGGCCGCACGCCGGCCACGCTGGCCTATCGAGGCCTGCCGGCCAAGATTAAGAACTCGACCGTGAGCGTGACCTACAACCACGTGGCGGGCCACCAGACCAACACCAGCACCAGCACCACCACGGGCAAAAACAGCCGCACGGTGGTAGGCGATGGCGCCAGCAACACCGAGGCCGGCAAGAAGGCCGGGCCCATCACGCAGGCCGCCCAGGGCGCGGCCGTGCACGTGGCCACCAGCAAGCAGGGGCCCGCGCTGGGCGGCGACGGTAACCACCAGGCTGTGGCCAAAAAGGGCACTTCACAGGCCGGCGACGGCAACCGCAACACCGAGCAGAAGGCCAGCGGCTGGCCCTGGTGGCTCTGGCTGCTCATCGTGGCCGGCGTGCTCACCGGCATCTACAAGTTTAGTAAACGCTTTACCCCTATTTAATTACCTATTTATTATTCTCTAAAAAAATGGCTAAACTAACTCCTGCCGAATTCTTCGCTAAGTATGCGAAGGCTGCCCAAGATACTTGCCGTGGCACCGGCCTTTGTGCTTCCGTTTGCCTAGCCCAGGCCGCTATTGAAAGTGGCTGGGGCGGCTCAGGCCTAGCAGCCAACTACAACAACTTTGGCGGCATCAAAGCCGCCTGGGACTGGAAAGGCAAAGTGGTGGTGCTGCCCACCCGCGAGGTGCTTGGCGGCAAGACTGTCACGGTGCAGGCTGCCTTTCGGCACTACGACAGCCCCGCCGATTATTTCAAAGGCCGCTATGAGTTCCTGAAAAAGAACCCGCGCTATAAGCGCCTCTTTGCCAGTGATAACTACATAGCCGAGGCGCACCTCTTTCAGGCCTGTGGCTACGCTACCGACCCCAATTATGGGGCTGTGCTGGCCGCTACCGTGCGCAAGTACGACCTCACCAAGTACGACGCCTAGCCGCTGGCAGGCGCATTTTTAACGCTATTACTACTTATCAGTTATGTATTTATCACTGCTTTTTACCCGCTTGCTGAGCCTGCTGCTGCTGGCCGTCGGCTGCTGCTCGACTGGCCAGGCCAAGCCGGTGCTGGGCGAATTGACCACCCTCACCGTGGGCCCTTACGTGTCGGACGCCAACAGCGCCCTGCGCGGCCCCTACCAGGCCGGCCCGCTGGTCGTTACCCAAACCTACCGCAACACCAGCGCGGTACTTCAGGACTCGCTGGCCTTCACCGTGCAGGCCTTCGGGCCCGGCTACAGCCAGGGCCTCATTCAATTCTTTGGCGCGCTGAAGGGCCTGGGCGCAAACGGGGGCCAGGACAACTACGTGCTGGGCGACATTGCCCTGCCCGGCACCGGCTCCTACCTGGTGCAAACCGACGTGTTCATCTACGACCGCGCCCGGAAGGAATGGGTAGCCGGGCCGAGTCGCGTCTACTGGCTGCTGGCCACCACGCCCACCCCGTTGCCCGTGGAGCTGGTGAGCTTCACGGCGCAGGCCCAGCCCGACAGCGTGGCCATTAGCTGGCAAACGGCCAGCGAGCGCAATTGCTTCGGGTTCTGGCTGGAGCGCAGCACGGACGGCCTGGCCTTTGCGCCGCTGCACTTCACGGCCGGCGCGGGCACTACCAGCACCCTGCGCGGCTACCAGGTGCGCGACGTGCTGCCGCAGCTGGCCACCCACTACTACCGGCTCAGGCAGGTGGACGTGGGCGGGGCGCAGCAGTACAGCCCCGTGGTGGCCGTGGCCCCGGCCCGGCGCACCACGCCGGTGGCCACCGTCTACCCCAGCCCGGCCAGTGGCCAGGCCCACGTCACCGGCGCAGCTGGTGGCACGCCGGTGCGGCTCTACGACTCGACCGGCCGGCTGAGCAGGCAGCAGTGCCTCGATAAGGAGGGCCTGCTCGACCTGTGCGGCTTGCCGGCCAGCACCTACCAGGTTGTGATAGGCGAGGGCGTCAACGCCCAGCGCCTGCGCCTGGCCACCTACTAGCCGCGCCCGGCTAGAACACGAAAATGCCCCGCTGGCCCTGGTCAGCGGGGCATTTTCGTGTCCTTTTTTCGGGTGCCCGTGTGCAGGAGCTTTGGGTATGAATAACGTGCAATTCGCCCACGTGCGCCGGCAATTACCCGCCAACTGGGGCGAGCTCACCCGCCGGCAGCTGCTGGCCGTGGTGCCGCTGCTATTTCAGCCCACCGGCGCGGTGGCCGTGCATGTGCAGCTGCTGCACCTGCTGCTCAGGCTGCCGGTGGGCCTGTGGTTTCGCCTCACCGATTTTCAGATTGCCGACCACCTGCGCTTGGTGCGCTGGCTCACCGAGCCCAGCAAGCTCACCAAGCAGTTGCTGCCCGTACTCGGCCGCCCCTGGGCGCGCCTGGCCGGCCCCGGCGACTGGCTGGCCGGCGTGTTGGTGTGGGAGTTCGCCAATGCCGAGGCCCAGCTGCAAAAGTGGGTTAAGAGCCAGGACGAGGCCGCCCTCAACCGCCTGGTGGCCGTGCTCTACCGCCCGCGCCGCTGGTTCTGGTGGCTGCGCCAACTGAGCCCCACCTACACCGGCGACCGCCGGCAGGCCTTCAACGAAAAGCGGGTAGCGGCCCGTGCTGAGCTGGTGGCCCGGCTGCCGCTGGCCCACCGGCACGCCGTGCTGGTGTACTACCTGGGCTGCCGGGCCGCGCTGGAGCAATCCTACAAGCACGTGTTCGACGGCGACGAGGGCAATGCCAAAGACCCCAACCCCTGGCTTACGCTCATCGGCCGGCTGCCCAACGACAAGTTTGGCGACATCGCCCAAATCGGTCTGCGCCCCCTGCATACCGTCTTACTCTTTACCAATCAATTCATTCGGGACGCCCCCACCGACGAGAAATGAGCCAGAACCTACTCCTTGAGGCCGAAATCGGCCGGCTTTCCGAAATCGACCAGCACCTGGTGCGCGACTGCGCCCACCAGATGCAGCAGCTGCTCGACCGCTACCACAACCCGCACCTGGCCAGCCTGGCCACCGAGCTGCTAGGTGCCCAATTGCAAGACTCCATTAAGTACCAGTAGTACATGCGTCACCTCGATTATACCACCCTGTTCCGCACGGCGGCCGAGAAGCACGTGGACTTGCAGCACTCGGCCACCGAGATGCACTTCGGCCGGCTGGTGCTCAGTGGCTTTCCCATCACGCAGCTCGACATCGCGGAACTACTCCAAGCGCAGAAAACCAAAATCCGGCTGCCCATCCTGCTGCTCGAAAGCTACGATGCCCGCTACGTCAACAACGGGGCCGACAACACCCGCAAGCAAGCCCAGGGCGCGCTTATCGTGCTCGACCAAGTGGCCGCTTCAGGCCTGGATTTCGACAACCGTGATGAGGTGCTCGACCGCTGTGAGCGGATTGGCGAGGACGTGCTGAGCTACGCCATTGAGCACTACCGCAAAAAGAGCCTCAAGCTCGATGCCAGCACCATCAGCAGCGAGAAGGTGGGGCCCATTACCCCCGACAAGCTGTGGGGCGTGCGCTTCAATTTTCAACTGCCCGAGGTGGCCACTAATCCACTGGCCTACCAGGCCGCAAAGTTCCTGTAAATGGCCGGCGAGCGTTATTCTAAAATTACCATCCGGGCAGCCTGGTCATGGGTGCAGTTCGTGCGCGCCAACCAGACCGTGCAGATTCGCTTCAAGCTAAGCGGCCAGTGGCGCACGTTCCGGCGTGGGCCCAACCCGAACAACAACGAGTACGCGGTGCCGGCGCCTAACGACGTCAACCCCAGCCGGGATTTCGTGAAGGCGGGCGTGGGCAATATGCTTGCCCTGCTGCGCCTGCTCATCGCGCAGCAGGGCCTGCCCTACACCATCAGCGCCCTGCGCGACGTGGGCGACGACAGCAGCCACGTGGGGCAGGGTAGCGGCTTTAGTCAGGAGTTGGTGCCCTGGCCCATCATTGAGTTCGACATTACGGCCACGACCTACGACCCGGCCTTCGACCTCGATTTCATCGACGACTCGCCGCACGCCCAGGGGTACGACGGCTGGACTACGATGTATAAGGTGGGCGGCATCAAGCCGGTCTACGTCACGCCCCAGGTCACCGATGCCGTCATTTACAACTCGGCCACGGGTGCGATTACGCTGGTGGCCAGCAACGGTAATTACGGCCTCTACAGCTACGCCTGGGCCGACCCCGGCGCCCCTACTACCGCCACGCGCACCAACCTGGTCGGGCCAGCCAGCTACACCTGCGTGGTGAGCGATTACAGCGGGGCCTCCACCTCCATCACGGTGCCGGTCGGCTCCGACCCGCGCCTCGACGTGGCGGTGCAGAAAATAGCCAACGATGTCACGCTCGTCACCACGGGCGGCGTGGGCCCCTATACCTACCAGTGGAGCGACGGCAACACCAGCGACGTGCGCCCTGGTATGGCGGCCGGCACCTACAGCTGCCTGGTCACCGACAGCCACGGGGCGCAGGTCACGGTCACGGTTACCATCGACGGTTACAACAAGTTTTACTTCAGCCGCAACCCGGTGGTGCTGGAGCTGGCGGCCAGCAACCTGGCCACCAAGCCCAACCTGCGCTTTCTGTGCGAGGTGTGGGTGGAAACGACCTACCTGAGCGGGGTATTCGTCAACATCGCCGGCGAGCTGGTGCAGCCGGCCGACGTGACCGGCCGCACCACCTTCGACGTGAGCACGCTGCTCGATGCCTACGTGCAGCCCGATTGGCCCGACCACGGCCAGGCCGGGGTGCAGCAGGCCCCGCAGTGCTTCAAGCGCTTCTACCTCCAGCACTCTGAGCAGTGGGACGGCTCGCCGGCCCGCACCTACACCGTGCGCGAAACGCACTACCTGGTCTACGGCGGGCTCGACTTTGACGAGTACGCCACGCAGTCGTATTTCACTTACCTGCGGCCCACCGTGCGCCCGTTCCTCACCTGGGAGCCGGTGCAGAAGGAGGTCTACGCCGACCAGCCCGAGTTTCTCTACTACCACCACGACAGCCTCACCGATAAGACGTTTTCGGTGGTGGTGACCTTCACCGACAGCGCCGGGGCCAGCACCTCGGCCGTGCTCTACGCGGCGGCCGGCGTGCAGTGCTTTGAGGTGTGGCGGGCGGGCGTAGGCCTGCGCCAGCTGCGCGCCGCGCTAGGCCCCGCCGTGCCGGCCGACGTGGTGGCCTGGAGCGTGACGGTTACCAGCAGCGCCACCGGCAGCGCTTTCTCGGAAACGCGCTACTACCAGCTCAGCGAGGAGCTACCGGCCGAGCGCCGCTACTTTCTCTATGCCAACAGCATCGCCGGCATCAATACGCTGGCCTGCGTGGGCAAGGCCAAGCGCGAGGTCACCTTCTCGAATACGGTGGTGCAGCGCTCGCTCCAGCCCAAATATGACCCCGCCCAGGGCGACGCCTTTGCCACCAACGTGGCCGGCGTGCCCGTGCTCACGGCTAACACCGGCTACCTGAACCGGGAGCAGCTGGCGGCCTTGCAGGACTTTTTGCTGAGCGAGGAAATCCGCTACTCCGACACCGACCGCTACCGGGCCGGTACGCTGGTGCCGGCCGATACGCTGCTGCTGGAAGATGACGACAACCCGCTGCTGAGCGTGGACATCGCCTTCACCCTGGCCACCATGCGCCGCTACACGCCCACCTTACCCCGCTAATCGAATGGCCCTGACCAACCTCGACTTTCGCCTCGGCGACCCCGGCGAGTCGCTCGACCTGAGCGAGGACACCGAGGTGCAGGTGGAAATCAACAGCCCCTTGTTTGAAACCGACGAGCTGCCCGGCGCGCTGATATACCCGTTCACGGTGCCCACCACGCCCAAAAACCGGCGTCTGCTGGCCTTTGCGGGCTACCTGGCCGCCACGCAGGTGCCTAACCGCCGCTTTCCCTGCGACCTGTACCTGCTGGGCGTGCTCTGGCGGCGGGGCCTGCTCAGCGTGGTGAAGCGCTCGGCCGATGGGTTCGAGCTGAGCTTTCAGACCGACGTGGGCGACGTGAGCATTCAGCTCACCGACCGCCAGCTCACCGACCTGACCCTGCCCACCGTGCCGCTGGTCATGCCCAGCGGCAGCGTGCCCAGCTACCCGGCGCGGCTCTATGCCCTGCCCATGCTGAGCAACAGCCTGTTTTTCCCCGAAAAGGACGCCGCCACGCTGGGCTACAAGGGCCTGGTCAACAACTACGCCGGGGGCTACGACACCACCCAGCCCATCGTGCCCATGCCCTACCTGCGCCCGGTGGTGGAGCAGGTGTGCACGCTCATCGGCTATGAGCTGGCCGGCACGTTCTTCAGCAACCCCGAGGTGCAGCAGCTGGTGCTCTACTCCAACCAGGCGGTGGACGTGGCCACCGGCACGGTGGCCCTGAGCCAGCACCTGCCCGACCAAAGCATTCCCGACTTCCTGGTGGCCTTCCGGGGGCTGTTCTGCCTGAGCACCGTTTTTGACTCGGTGCGCCGGCAATTCAGCGTCGATGCCCTGCGCGACGTGCTGGCCGACGGCCGGTACGTGGACTGGAGCGACCGGCTGGAGGCCGGCTACGAATGGGAGCCCAATACCAGCGCCGGCTACTGGCTCAAGCAAAGCCTCGACGGCGGCGACGACCTGAGCAAGAACGCGCCGGCCAGCGAGTACGAGCTGAAGATTGGCGGGGCCCAGGAGGAAATCGAGGTCGATGCCAGCAGCCTCTCGATGCAGCGCGGCCGGCCCACGCCCACGGCCGCCAGCAACCTGGCCGACACGCTGCTGCCGGTGACGGTGCAGAAGGGCAACAGCCCGCAGCTGCCCGACGAAAAGGATAATAAGGTGAGCCTGCGCTTCCTGTTCGACAGGGGCCTGCGCAAGGACGCCAACGGCCAGGATTACCCGCTGGCCTCGGCCGAGGCCGTGGACTACGGCGGCTTCCTGGTGGGCCAGTACTCGCTGCGCTGGGACGGCCCCCAGGGGCTCTACCAGCAGTGGCATAAGCCCTGGCTCGACTTCCGCAGCCGCACCGAAACCGTGACCCGCAGCCTGCGCCTGCGCCTGGCCGACCTGCTCCAGCTCGACCCGCGCCGCAAGGTGCTTATCCGGGCGGCCGAGGGCACCAGCCTGGCCTTCTGGAAAAGCATCACGGTGACCATTAGCCAGCGGGACGGCATTCAGTCGGCCCAAATTCCCTTTTATAAAATCTGATGGAGGAGCTACAAAGTCCGGGCGCGGTCGGGGCCAAGTGGGCGCGCTACACCCTGGAGCGCTGGAGCGACAACCTGCACAAGCTGAGTATTGGCAGCACCGGCGAGCTGGAGCGCAGCTTCCGGCAATTCGTGGAGGTCAACAGCGAGGGCGACCTGCAAAAGATTGAGCTGCTCTACGCCTACTACGGCCTGTTCGTGGACATGGGCGTGGGTAAGGGCACCAAGAACGGCGACCAGGGCCGCAACTCGGACGAGCGCCGGCTGATGGGCAAGCAGCGCGGCAACCAGCGCAAGCCTAAGAAGTGGGTAAATAAAACCACCCACGGCCAGGTGCTCAAGCTGGGCGAGCTACTGGCCGACAACGCCGGCCAGCGCGCCGGCTACATTATGATTAACACCCTGCCAAGGGAAATAAATATTACCCTATAAGTGCCTCAAATTATGACTACTATCGCTATCCTACAAAAGCTGGCTGCCTTCGCAACCAATCAGGGTAAAAGCCTCGACCAACTGACCACGGCCCTGCTCGATGCCGGCCGCGGCGAGTTCGAGCGCCTCAAAGAGTTCGGCATCCGGGTGCACCTGGTCAACGACGAGGTGGTGCACGTCTGGCACCGGGGCACCACGCACCACCTGGCCAACACCCAGCACGTGATTATCTCCTTTATCCTGGGCCTGCCCGAGGCCTATTCAGTGGCCGAGCTAACCGCCCAAATTCGGCTGGTTTCGCACCAGCTGCGGCATACGCTGATGACTGACCAGGAGGCCCGCGACCTGAGCCAATCGCTGCAAGACCTGCACCACCAGGTGAACGACTCGCTGGCACTGATAAAGAGCCTGGGCTTATAAAATCTATCCTTTATGACTTATAAACGTGTGATATTATGGCAACTAAGGATGAGCGGATAATTGAGATTATCGTGAATGGCCAGAAGGCCAACGCGAATATTAAGGAAATGGAATCGGCCACCAGGGCCCTCAGCTCACAGCTGAAAACCTTGGCGCCGGGCACGGCTGAGTTCGTGGCCAAGTCGGCTGAGCTGCGCGAGGTGAAGGGCCGGCTCGACGGCGTGAAAGGCAGCATCCTGCAAGTGTCGGAGGCCAACGGCTTCCTGAAACAGTCGTTTGGCCAGGCCTTCGGGCTGGTGCTGGGCGGAGGCATCGAGAGCATCATCGGCAAGGTGTTTCAACTGGGCAAGTCGATTTTCGACACCAGCGCCAAGTTCGAGACCTACGCGGCCGTGATGAAAAACGCGCTGGGCAGCGAGTCGGCGGCCTCGAAAGCAATGGCCGACATTCAGAAGATGGCAGCAGAAACGCCGTTTTCGGTGGATGAGCTAACGAGTTCCTACCTCAAGTTTGTGAACCGGGGGCTCAAGCCGAGCATGGCCGAAATGAAGAATATGGCTGACATCGCGGCCAGCCAGGGCAAATCGTTCGACCAGCTCACCGAGGCCGTGCTCGACGCCGGCACCGGCGAGTTCGAGCGCCTCAAGGAGTTCGGCATCAAGGCCAGCAAGTCGGGCGACGAGGTGAGCCTGAGCTTTAAGAACATTCAGAAAACGGTGGCCAACACCCCCGACGCTATCAACGCGGCCATTCTGGAGTTCGGCAAAATGAAGGGCGTGGCCGGCAGCACGGCCGCAATCGCGGCCACGATGGAAGGCCAGCTCAGCAACCTGGGCGACACGGCCGACCAGGTGGCTATCGAGTTCGGCCAGGAGCTGCGTCCGGTGTTTATCGCAATCCTGAGCACGCTGGGCTTTTTCCTAGGCGTGCTGAAGGAATTGCCCGGCTTCGTGCGGGAAAATAAAACCACGCTCATCGCCCTGGGCGTGGCCGTGGCTGGCTTCAATGGTCAGATGATTGCCAGTAACGCGGCCCTGCTCTACAACGCGACCCTGACCAAGGGCAAGCTGATTTGGGACAAGGCGGCGACGCTGGCCACCACGGGCTGGACTGGTGCCCAAACCCTGCTCAACGTGGCCCTGACCGCCAACCCCATTGGCCTCGTGGTGGCGGCCGTGGCCCTGCTGGTAGCGGGTTTCGTGGCACTTTACACCCACTCGGAAAAGGTGCGCGGTACGATTGCGGGCCTGAGCGCCGTATTCAAGCAGGTGTTCGCCAACATTGCCCACGCCGCGGCTGAGCACCTCGGGGGCCTGGTCGAGGTAATTACTGGCGTGTTCACCTTCGACACGGCCAAGATTATGTCCGGGGGTAAGAAACTGATTGATAGCTTTAAGAGCCTGGGTGCGGGCGTAGGTGACGCCTACAACAAGGGCTACGACGGTAAACTGGCCGAGGAAAAAGCCGAGCGCGACCGCAAGGCCGTGGCCGACGCCACCGATGCCGGCACCAAAGCGGGCGCGGCCGGGGGCAAGGCCAAGGCCGATGCCGAGGCCAAGGCCCGGCTGGAGGCCCTCAAAAACGAGGAGGCCAGCCTGAAGGAGCGGCTGGCCAAGGTGAAGGAGGGCAGCTTGCAGGAGATGCGCCTCAAGCAGCAGCTGGTGACCAACGACGCCCAGCAGCAGCTGCTCAACGATAAGAAAACGGAAGCAGATAAGCGCATTATCCTGGCTGAGGCGCAGCAGAAGCGGGCCAAGCTGGAGCAGGACTACCGGGATAAGAACCTGAAGGACGGCAAGAAACACAGCACCGACCTGGCCAAGGCACAGAAGGAGTTTCACGACGCGACCATCAAAGCCGACCAGGAATTTCAGAAATTGAAGGTAGAGGCTATGGCCGAGGGTATCGACAAAACCCTGGCCAAGCTGAAGCTGGAGCGCGATGAGGAGTTGCGCGGGCTGGAGGAAAAGAAAAAGGAGGTGCTGGCCAACGTGGCGGCTACCGAAACCGACAAGCAGCACATGCTCGAACAGTACCGCGAAACGGCCGCGATGGCCGAAAAACGCTATCAGCAGAAGGTAGTGGAGGCCAAGGAAAAGCAGGCTGAAAAAGACCGTAAGGATGCTTTCGCTCAGCTCGATGCCGATGAGGAAGAAAAAATAGTCATTCTCGATAACAGCTGGCTGGAGCAAAAGCTTCAGCTCAACAAGCAGACGGCCGACTACCTGCGGGCCGAGCAGGAGCGGGCCGACGCCGAGCTGAAGCTGCGCCGCAAAACGGCGGCGGCCAAGCTGGCCCTGCTCAAGGCTGAGGGCAAAAGTGAAACCGCGGAGGCTAAGAAGCTGGCGAATGCGATTCTGCGAATCGACGGCGAGATTGCGGACGGCAAGGAATCGAGCGACAAGCGGATTGCCGAGTTTGAAATTGAGAAGCAAAACGAGCGCCGGCAGAATGAGCTCGACCTGGCCAACTCGAAAATCGAGATTGGGGCCACGGTGCTTGATGCCGTGATGAGCAACCTCGACCAGGAGAGCGGGGCCTACCAGGCCTTTGCGGCCGTGCGCAAGGCCTTGGCCCTGGCAGAGATTGCGATAAACCTGGAGAAGGAATTGAGCAACAACGCCGTGGCTGCTGCCAAGATGAACTCGCTGATTCCGGGCTCGGGCGTGGTGTGGCTGGCCGTGCAGGATACGCTGGCCGTGGTGCGCGCCGGGGCCAGTGCTGCCAAATTAGCTGGTTTCGACAAGGGTGGCTACACCGGCGGCGGCGAGGGCCAGCCCGATGCCAGCGGCTACAAGGTGGCGGGCGTGGTGCATGAGGGCGAATGGGTAGCCCCCAAGTGGATGCTCCAGCAGCCCAAATACGCCAACATTATCGGCTACCTCGATGCCGAGCGCCGGGGCTACGCAGCTGGGGGATACGCCCTGCCGCCCAGCGCGGCCGGCGGGGGCAGCCAGGCCAGCGACATGACGGCCGCCATGCTCCAGCAGCTGATAGGCGTGGTGCAACAGCAGAATGAGCGCATGAACCAGTGGCAGGAGCGCCTGGGCGTGGACTACTACGCTGGCAGTGCTGAGAGTGCCATGCAGCAGCGCAAGCAGCTGCGGGGCCAGGCCAGCCTGGTGAAAAGCAGCAAGTAAAAAAGCCCCGGCGCGAGCCGGGGCTTTTTTTGTGGGTGCAGGCAGGCCAAAAAAAACAGGGGTGGTTGACTCCACCCCTGTTCATCAGCTTTTTAGGGCCTTCGCTAGTTTGACTAGTTCGTTTGTTATCTTTAAAAATAACAGCACTACTCCTAGTAAGCACGTTACTTCTGCCATTTATGTCCTCCTTTCCCATACTCTTTACAGGCTCCGACTGGAGCCACCAGCATGAGGGCTTTGTAGCCTAGACAAGTTATAAATACTTGCTCATGCCCTACGAAGAGGGGAAAGCATCACTAGCTGTTGCAATGATAGGTAGGAAACAGGTCAAAAAGTTATAGCTAAAAAACCCTCCAAAAAACGTCCGTATTTTGGAGGGTTTCCGATCCTGGCCAAACGCCCCTAAAAACGCAGGTTTTTAGGGGCGTTTTTCTACACCCTTTTTTGGAGGGCTAATCATACAGTAGTAAGTAGACTCAGAGTATAAGGAGTAGCTTCTCTAGAACAGCTAAAAATCGATGTCTGGAGTAAACCACTCAATGGGAACGCCAGATTCTGCTGTATGCACTACCGCAAGGCCTTCCTTCTTGCCCCGTAGTAGACAATCTGCTTTAATAATCTCGTAATCGGAGCCAGATTTTATTGCCTTAATTGCTTTCTCTTTAATCTCCTTCCACTTCCCACCATCCTGCTTAAGATATATGACACCTATACGCTGAGATGTTATTTTATCTTTCTTCAGATAATCTTGGTCTTTAATACTCAATAACTTTAAAGCCTTAGAAATTAACAAATCATACGATAAACAGAATGAAATAGACTCCTTTTTATATGACACCAAAGCACTATACTCGGTATTAGCATTAATTACATGAGCTGCCAAATGTCTTCTACCAGCAGCATTATCAAATGCTTGCTTCGGAGCTAAAACACCTACACCCAACTTACTAATAATGCCACCAATTGCACCCCAGGGATTATCAACCCTAAACGCAGTTAATATATTATCTACTTCGCTAGACGAAAGATTTATATAGTTATGGCAAAAGGCAATATTAGATATTACATATGGCTGCTTCAATGTACTTGCCACACTCTTAGCATGATTTTGATAATGCGCAAGCAAATTTATCTTTTCAATAAAATTTGCTTGAAACTGCATAGCTTTTATAACCCCTGCAGTAGAGGCTATTTTCAAACCATCGGGCAAATCGCCGAATGAAGTCATGCCTGAACCTACTCTATCCAATACTTCTCCTGTTCTCGCTTTAACAAATTCCTCAACCATTGCAAAGCCAGATATAGCTAAGCCATTACGGAGAAAACGGGCTCTTTCATTATGCATAATCTCATCAGGCCCTTTAGATATCACGTCAGACGAGTCCAAGGCATAGCTGAAAGCGGATAAGCTGGCATAAAAATCTTGTCTAGCCTTACTCATTCTACTTCAGCTCTTTAAAACATCGATCATATTTCCAACGCGGTATTTTATTTTTCTGTTTTGGTTAGTAGCCTGGAGAACAGAATCGGTAAAAAATTCATCATCAAACAAAAGCTTAGTCTTACCAATTATTAATGAGCTATTTGCAGCAGCCTTAGCCAACTCATTATCATTTAAATTATCTACCCCTATCATTTGAGCGTCATACAAACCAGAAATAAACTGGTCGCGCCAAATATTTCCATAAGGACGTTTAAAAGCGTTATCACCCCATATCTTTTCACACCCATCAATAGCCCGCTCGAATCGTGCACGATAAAAATTCAAATCTTTTTTATTTGCAAATCGATGTCTAGCCATGAAACTATCCATACCTATGCGGAAATCACCTGAAAATGTTTTCCATCTCTCTGCCAATGTGAGAAAACGGAGAACTGTCTCAGCATCTGTCATCTGCTGATACCCGGCAGATTTATCATTCTTGATTTTTAATTGCTGCTTTAAGAAAGCATTATCAGAAAGCTCAAATACTAAATCATTCATTGCGCCACGGAAAGCTACATTCCTAAGCTCTTGCGGATACATACTTTCACCACCTCTATTCAGCCTTGTAAAAACTTCAAATTTAAGTAGCGGATCTGACTGCTTCAGAATTGTGATAACCCTCATATAAGGCCGCACTTCCAAAGCATTCTGCATTTCTAATGGCAAATCCTCAAATGAAAGTCCATCCAACTCAGTAAAAGATTCAAGCTTTGACAGAGACAATTCATTTGTCAAAAATGAATGAATTGCAGTAATACGCTGCTTACCATCCACCACAGAATATTTACCAAACTCATCTTCAACCAAATAAACCGGTGGTACTGGAATATTCAGTAAGAATGACTCTATAAGAGCAGACTTTTTCTGATTACTCCACCGCTCTCGGCGCTGGTAGCCAGGAGTAATGTTTATTGCTTTCTTCTCGACCATGTTTGCAATGGTACCGAGCGATAGGTCAGATGCTTGAAGAACAAGTCTATCTTGAGCCTTTAGAAATTTAGAAAGAACTGATTCACTCATGACTTTATGGCGCTACTTTAAGTGAAGTAAAGGTACCTACTGCACTTTCAGATAAATATGGCATTTTGTTAATTAAGCACCACATACGCATAACTATATAATTTTCAGCATATAACAACATAAACAAACGAACTTCACGTATGCGCATAGCAATTTACGCCCGCGTATCGACCAAAGACAAAGGCCAAGACACCGAGAACCAACTGCACCAACTACGCGAGTTTGCCGAGCGGCATGGCACCATATACAATGTGTTCACCGACCAGGAGTCAGGTGGCAAGGCCGACCGCACCGAGTTCAAGGCTCTGCTGCTCGAGGCCTACCAGAAGAAGTTCGACCTAGTGGTGTTCTGGCGTCTAGACCGCTTCAGCCGCGAAGGCGCCTTGGCCACGCTCCGCTACCTGAAGGAGCTAAAAGACCACGGGGTGAATTACAAGTCCTTCACCGAACCCTACCTCGACTCGCTCGGGCCGTTCGGCGATGTGATTGTATCAATGCTGGCCACCATTGCGGCCCAGGACTTGATTAAGATTTCGGAGAACACCAAAGCGGCACTGGCCAAGAAGCGAGCCGCCGGCGTGCAGTTGGGTGCCCCTACTAAAGGCGCAGACATTATTGAGCAAGTGCGCAGGTTAAAAGACACTGGCACCTCCAATCAAGCAATAGCACGGGCACTGAAGATTTCGCCCTCTACGGTGGCTAAATATTTGGTATACTCAGCCGAAACCGCCACCAAAACCGCCACCTGA